GCCGAGAAGCTGTTCTGGATACTGGACTTGATGGTATTCCATGTGCTGGTGGTACTGGTCGTAATGGAACTCCATGCGGATCTCATCGCAGCACTTACACCTGCCGTTCCGGTTTTCACCGTCTGGCTGATGGCGGCCCAGCTCTTACTGTATGCCTGCTCCACACCCCTCATGGAGTTGGTGATGGAGGTAGACAGCGTGGTGGACAGGTTCTCCGCCGCCGCAGTCACAAGGCTGGTGTTGGTCGTGATACCGTTTGCCAGACCCTGCATGAAGTCCGGCATCCAGCTTTCCATATCTGCCAGAGGTCCTTCATCCGGCACAGAGAAGTGCAGGAAGAAACGGATACGGTCTGCCACTCCCGATACAGCACTTGCCACATCCTGAATCCTCGACTGGATACCGGACACAATGTTGCCGATCATGTCAGAGCCCCACGAGAACGCCTGTCCAGCCAGACCCTTGATAAAGGAAACTGCACTGTTAAAACCGTTCGTGATGGTGGACTTGATACCGGAAATCGTAGAGGAAATCCCGGATTTCATCGAGTTAAAAGCTGTGGTCGCCGCGCTCTTAATGCTGTTACTGAGGGACGATACCGTGGATTTTATGGCATTCCAGCCGGAAGAAACTACCGATTTGATGCCATTTACTACACCGGAGATCTTGCTGCTGATGGCATTCCAGATGGAAGAAACCGTGGACTGGATCGCAGAAAGGACAGTCGAGATGACCGTTTTGATCGCATTCCATGCCGTACTCATCCGGGTCTGGATGCCAGTCAGCAGCGGAGACAGGAACGACACAATGGCGTTCCACACCGTCGTCACTGCAGTCTGGATCGCAGTCAGCACCGTGGAGATAGCTGTCTGAATTGCTGACCAAACTGTAGAGAAAGTCGTCTGCAATCCAGTCAGCATTGGAGTCACGAAGGCAACGATGGCGTTCCAGATGGACGTGATCTTCGTCTGAATTGCGGTCAGTGCTGCGCCGATCAGGATCTGGATCGCCTGCCAGATGGTTTCAAACAGATATTTGAACGCATCCAGCAGAGGTTTCATGGTGTTGTAGATGCCGTTCCACACCGAAGTAATCGTCGTGCTGATGGAGTTCATGACCGTAGAGATCGCGGTCGAGATTGCCGTCCACACAGTTGTCACCGTGGTATGGATCGTATTCAGCACAGAAGAAACTGCTGTGGAAATGGCAGTCCAGATGGTGCTGAAGGTCGTCTGGATACTCGTAAGGACAGTCGTAAAAAAGCTCGAAACTGCAGTGAACACAGTCGTTGCCACACTTTGGATAGCGGAAACTGTGTTTGAAAAGAAGCTGCTGATTCCGCTCCACACGGTCTCGAAGAAGCTCTTGATACTGCCCCAGACCGTCTGCCAGTCCGTACCGAACAGACCGAGGAACACATCCAGTGCGCTCTTTAGTGCGGTAAGCGTAGTGGTAAATACAGACTTCACACCGTCCCAGATGCTGGAGAAGATGCCTTTTACTGCTTCCCATGCGCCGCTCCAGTTGCCGGAGAACACATTGGAAAAGACATCGAACAGACCAAGTAGCGTATCCAGAACCACACCGAGGATGGTCGAAATATTCTGGAATGCTCCCTCAAACAACGGGGCAAGCACCTGACAAAAGCCATCCCAGACTGCTTTCAGTACCTCGGTGACATCCTTAAAATCAAAGCCCAGCCCATTGATCCGCTGTGTCAGCTGATCACAGAACCCTTTCACCTTGGAAACGATGTCGTTCCAGATGCTGGTAATGGCAGTACGGAACTCCTCGTTCGTATTCCAGAGGTTCATGAAGGCCGCCACCAGCGTACCGATGACCGCCACTACTGCTACGACCGGGCCGGACAGACCACCCAGAACCACACCCAGCTTGCTGAACACACCGCTGGCACTGCCCACATGGGTGATGAGAAGCCGGACACCCTTTGCAAGAGAACTGAAACCCCGCATCGCTGTGCCGATGGTCGATATGGTCTTACCCAGCACAATGAGCAGCGGACCGATGGATGCCGCCAGTAGCCCGATCTTAATGATCGTTTCCCTGGTGCTCTCATCCATACTGTTGAGCTTATCCACGAACTGCTGCACGGCCGACACGATCTTGCGGATGGTGGGCATCAGGATATCGCCAAAAGAAATAGCCAGCTCCTCCAGCTGAGATTTCAGGATGGTGAGCTGACCATTTAAATTGTCCTGCATGGTCTCTGCCATGCTCTCAGATGCGCCATCGCAGTTTTCAATGGCACTGCTTAATTTATCGATATCCGACTGGCTGGAATTCATCAGGGCAAGAAAGCCGGACATCGCATTCTTGCCGACCAATGCCTCTGCGTTGGCGGCCTTCTCAGATTCCGACAGCCCGGAGAATGCCACACGGCAGTCTGCAAGGATGTCGTTCAGGCTTCTCATGCTGCCATCTGCATTGCTGGTTGCAATCGTAACCTCACCGATGTTTTTACCGACAAAGGTCACTTCACCGGAAAGGTTGTTCATGATGGTACGAAGGGAAGTACCAGCCTGTGAAGCCTTGATACCACTGTTTGCCATAAGTCCGATGGCTTCTGCGGTATCCTCTGCCGAGAACCCCAGCGCACCGGCAATAGGCGCACAGTACTTGAACGTCTCGCCCATCATGGAGACGTTGGTGTTCGCATTGGAGGAAGCGGCTGCGAGGATATCGGCAAAATGCCCAGAATCCGCAGCGGATAAGCCGAACGCGGTAAGGGCATCGGTAACAATGTCTGAAGTCGTAGCGAGTTCTTCACCCGAAGCGGCCGCGAGGTTCATGATGCCCTCGATGCCGTTCAGCATGTCAGAAGTCTTCCATCCGGCCATGGCCATGTATTCCATCGCCGAAGCTGCCTCGGATGCAGAGAACTTGGTCTTTGCACCCATCTCACGGGCTTTCGCACGGAGCTGGTCAAAGTCATCCCCGGTCGCACCGGAAATGGCAGAGACCTTACTCATCTCGGAATCGAACTCTGCTGCCGTCTTCACTGCGGCAGTGCCAAGCCCCGTTACAGCGGCAGTCACCGGAAGGAACTTCTTGCCTACATTCTCCACAGAAGATCCGATGTTCTGGAGCTTTTCTCCGGCTTCATCGATCCTGGCAAGAGTCGCATTGGTGGTCGCCGCCTGGTCCTGTAAAGACCGCAGATTCTGTTCGATCTCCACGATCTCACGCTGGAGGGCATCATACTGCTGCTGGGTGATCTCACCATTGGCAAGCTGCTCATTGGCCTGCTGTGCGGCAGTCTTCAGAGTTGCCAGTTTTTCCTTGGTAGCTTCAATGGCATCCTTCAGCATCTTCTGCTTCTGGACGACCAGTTCTGTATTGGAGGGGTCCAGTTTCAGGAGTTTGTTGACATCCTTCAGTCCGGACTGCGTCCCCTTGATTGACTTGTTTACACTTTCCAGTGCTTTGGAGAGCTTCGTGGTATCGCCGCCGATCTCAACGGTGATGCCCTGGATTCTGGATGCCATGCGGATGACCACCTCCTCGTTTTGGGCATAAGAAAAGCCCATCTGCGTAAAACAGACAGGCAAATACTGTGTATCAATTCAAATTGTTCAGCATATAATAATCACGAAGCAACGTTGCGGTTTTTCTCTTCAAAGTCTTGACTTTTTAGATGCAAACTGCTATACTATGCTTCAGTGATCAGGTTTCAGATACTCGCGAGGACTGAGACCGGGGGGAGGACCTGTTGGCCCTCCTCTTTTCTTTTTATCACGAGTTTACCGAATGTGAGGCAAAGGAGATGCCTAATCAATTACAGAATGATCGCTTTAGAACATACGATCAGCAAATAGATATTCTTAAGAATCAAAAGGGACTCATTATTTCTGATGAAAACATCACCAAGGAATCTTTAATTAACATCGGCTATTTTTCCCTTATTGGTGGTTATAAATATCCATTTAAGAACCCCATGACTCGGAAATACATTAATACTACTTTTGAGGATATCTATGCTCTCTATAAGTTTGACAGAGAACTCCGAGAACTTACTTTTAAATACCTGTGCGAAGTAGAAATGAAAATTCGTCAGGTTATTTCCTATTGTTTTTGTCAGCATCACGGGGATAGTCAAACTCACTACATATCAACTGCAAGCTACCGTTCTGAGCCGAAATATGCTCGCGATATCGCAGTGTTAACGAATATTCTCAGTAAAATAGCCAATCGAGATACAGATCATTCGTATCTCGTCCATCAGCGAAATGCACATCAAAATGTTCCGCTTTGGGTTGCTGTGAATGCATTGACTTTTGGGCAAATATCTAAAATGTATTCGCTTTTGCCCTTCTCCCTGCAAAGTGCCGTTGCCCAAGAATATCCTCATGTAAACGAAAAGGAACTGGAACAGTTCTTAAGATGTTTAACCTTTTACAGAAACGTATGCGCACACAATGAGTGTCTCTATTGTTTCTCTTCTCGCCGTGATATTCCGGACACCAATCTTCATCGCAAACTCAATATTCCCAAAACTGGAACACAGTACACTCAGGGAAAACGAGATTATTTCGCTTTAGTTATAGCCTTCCGTTATCTTCTCTCTGACGATAGCTTTAAGAAATTCAAAAAAAGCCTTGTTAGCCTCATTCGCACATATCAAAAAGAAAGCTCCCGACTCACGCAGCAGCAACTGTATGATAAGCTTGGCTTTCCAAGTAATTGGATGAAACTGACTCAATACAAACGATAAAGACTTTCCCGCCCAGTCATCAACGGCTGAGCGGGATTTTTCTTTACGCTCACTCGACGAACGTGCTTATTTCATTTGCGATATAAGCACGTTCGTCTGTTTTTGTCTTAGAACCGGTCAAAGTCCTCCTGCGATGCCAGCTCTTTGTACGGATAGTCGTCATTCTGCCGCTCCGTGAACATATCATTGACCAACCCGATGGTCAGCAGGTCGAGGTCGGCGATGCTGATACCGAGCTGTACACAGCGCAGCAGAAAGAGCGGGGTGGTCATTTCCCGCTCACTTTTGCGAGGTTTTTTCTGGATTCCACCTCGGTCTGCACGTTCAGACCCCACAGTTCGATCAGCTGGGGCAGGATCTGGTAGATGGAGAAGGTGTTGAACTGGTCCAGAAACTCCTCCGGGCTGTCCGGCACCTTTGCCGGGTCCGCATGACGAGCCATCAGCCATGCCAGGTCCTCGAACATCTCCAGACTGAACAGGTCGAGGTTGGAATTGTCCTCATCATTCTCTCCCACGCTCTTTTCCAGCTGACGCAGGTCTTTGTAGATATCACGGCCGAACTTGATGCGGTACAGGCGAGGCACAGCGGCACTTGCCTTAAAGGTGACTTCCTTGCCATCGATCTCGATTTTCTTTGTAACTGCCATAATCGTAATCCTCCATAAATTTCATGTAAAATTGGCAGAGCCGAAGCCCTGCCGTATATCGTGTTTCTTACTCTGCCGGGTCAATGCTGACCAGTGCATTACCGCCGCTCACAGTAGGCAGCTTTCCATCCCATTTCTGAACCTTCTGGTAATCGATCAGCGTATCGGACAGGCTTTCTGCCAGTTTGCGGTTTGCCTCTGCCTGTGCGTCTGCAGCAATAGAAGTCTTCTGAGCTTCCGCCTCTGCATTGGTGATTGCCACCTGCTTATCCGCTTCTGCCTTGGCAATGGCAGCTTCATTCTCAATCTTCTGCTTATCCGCGTTCTGCTGTGCAATGGACTTCTGTTGGAGGGCTTCGTTATAGGCATCCTCGAAATTCATGTCGTTGATGACGACCTTGTTTACGAACACAACGTCCTCACCATATTTCTGCACAAGGGACTCTGCCA